TACAAAGTGTTGCCACAGATTATCAACTTGTTGTTGTACCATTAAATTAGGATCCATCATTTTCATTTGGCTTATCTTTCTTTTCTATTTGTTCCATCTCTTCTAGCATTTCATCATATGACTTACCTGGATTTTCCCAACTATTGTATGCTGGCATTTCTTTATAGTAAGGATCATTGAACTCAGGATCATCTACTCCTTGTACTGCATTAACTTCAGGAACATAATGTTTAAGCATATTTTCAACACCAAGTTTTAGTGTTACAGAACTACTAGCACAACCTGAACAAGCACCACTCATAAGCATTGTTGCAACACCTGTTTCCATATCAAAGTCTTGTAACTTAACGATACCTCCATGCATTTCTACACCAGGTTGTATGTTATTCTTAACAATATGGTTTATATTTTCTATTATTTCTTCTTTTGTTCGATCAGTCATTTTTTAACTCCAAAGTGTTTAAAAGTTGATTGGATACACTTTGCTTGATAATAACAGTCTGCCAAAGCATTATGTAATTCTTCTTGAATCGCCTTACGTGGATCTTGTGGCATCATACTAAAGACTGTTCTACTATCTCTTATCTGCCAATAGTTCCATGGAAAAGGTTGACCCATTTGTTTATATAAATGTTCTAATATTGCATAGTCAAACAATGGACCTTGACACCACAGTTCGCTACAACCTACTGTAAACTTATTAAGTTGTCTTAACAATTCATTTACACTTACTCTATTCTCATCACCAAGTGCTTCATCTCTGATCTTAGGATCTTGTTTACCCCACCATTCTAAAGTATTATCATCTACTGTTCTACCAAGTTCAGTCTGTTCATCTACGTTGACTCTAAGATATAAACCAGAATGTGGTTCAGCATCACTGTATGGGTCAAACTTAATTGCTCCTACTGTTAGAATAGCACAGTCATTAGTTACACCTAATGTTTCTAAATCTATCATTCCGTGTGTTGCCATACTACACCAACTTCATTAAAATTACAATTTGTAGAACTAAGACAGCAATCGGCACTATTGTTCTAATAAACTCCATAGTGTGATTGTATTCATCTAACTTTCTTTCAAATTTGTTTCTTTCTTTTTTTAGTTTCATATTACTCTCCAAAGTCAAATAAACTGTTAAACGTATTTTTTTGTTTAGTGCTTTCTAAGTCATAACTTAAAACACCAATCAAATTCCCAAGTTTGTTATCAATGATTGTTTCTTCCATTGCTTCACCATCAAACGGAAGTTCTTTAAACCAATCTGGCAAATGCAATTCATCAGTTGGGTATGCAACACTTGTATATCCTAAAGGATTCTTTTTAAGTTTACACACAACCACTTTCATACCATCAACAATTTCCTGCGAGTATCTATCACCATTCATCTTTTTAAGTGTATTCCAATTGATACTTGCTCTTACGTGTCCTGGCATATTTGCTTTACCTTGACGTTCTTCTAACTTCTGATAATGTCCAATCTTGTTTGCACGTTTAGGAGATCCTTTTTCATATCCCGGACGTTTCTTAAACTCTGTTCTAAATTCTGCAATAGCATCTAATATTTCTTTTTCTCCTTTTTCTTGCAATACCATAAGCAATAGTTCGCTTAAGAAGTCTTGCATAAACACCGGAGTATCAGAACGTTTTAGATCAAGACCCATTGCTTTTACTTTGCCTGGCTTGCCTTCAATATCTTTTCTGTTTCCTTCTTCATCATAAACTAGTGCCGCATATCTTTTCTTTGTAATATATAATCCACTTTCTGCTACAATTTCTCTACCAGCGGCAATTACTTCTGCTCTGCTCTTAGGACAATGGAATGCTTGATGCATAAACTTTTCAAATGTTGTGTTTGCTTCTTCACACACTTGATCATAAAGTTGTATTACACTATCTTTTGTCCAAGGAATTTGTTTTGCTTCTATTTCTTTCTTAAGTATAGGATATGCACTAAAGTACACTGAATCAGTATCACCATATATAATACTTTTACCTACGTGATCATATGTACCTGTAATTACATTATTCACTTCTGCCGCCATGTGTTTTGCAATGGCTCTACCTGTAAGTGTTGTACTTTGTCCAATACGTTTATCAAAGAATCTACAACCTGGATTAAGAATAGCACCATATAAACTATTTAGGTTAATCTTCTTAACAAGTTGTCTTTTATCCCAAAATTCTATTTCTGCCTTGTTCTCTGCATCGATGGCTTTCTTTTTCATTCCTTGCATTTCTTTACGTTCACTGTACCAACGTTTTAGTAGTCCAGGAATAACACCTTCATGCTCATATGTAAAGATAGTACCATTAGCACTCAACATCCAAGGATTGTTGCTGTCATGTATTACTTTGTAAATTTGTGCACCACTCATTACTTCTGACTCACCATTCTCAAAGTCAACTGTGATACTGACATCTCTACGTTGTTCCATCACTGCTTCATATTCAAGTGTGCCAAACTTACCTTCCCAAGCACCTGCAAATGATTTCTTTTTCAAGTTCATTTGTTCTTGCACAAAATTATCTGTATGTTCAGGACGTAGTTGTCCTACAATAGTTTCTGGAGCCATGTTCAATGCTCTAATAACACTAGGATATAGACTGTTTAAGTCCATACTACCTATCCACTTATGTACTCCAATCTTAGGAAATGCAACATAGGCACCAGCCGCCGCAGTATTTTCATCATCACGTCTTGGTCTGTTTGGAACTTGTAAGCCACGTCTATGTGCTTCATTCACAATGGCTTGTTCTGTAACTGCAACCGCACCCATAGTGGTTTGTAGCAAAACAGTATTTGCATGAGCAAGTTCATTTGATAAATCTATGAACTTTAGTTTTTTGTCCAACTTGTCCAGTAGTGCAACGTCTTGTCTGTTGTACTCAATGAACGTTCTGAAGTCATTGTTATAAAGTTGATCGAGTGTACCTTCATACACAGTTTTCTTTTCACCAACTTCCATTTCTCCAATGGCATCAAGTCGATAAGTGTGTCTTTCTTCATATGTGTATTTACGATATAATTCTAAACTATCTAAATGCACTCTACCTATTAGGTCATAGGTGACAAGTGTTCTTCCAAATTTTTCATATTCTCTTTTCTTAGGAAGTTGATCCCAAAGACAAAAACGTCTTGTATCATTTTTACTTAATACCCTAGCAACACGATTTACACAATAAGGAATATCATAACCTTCACTGTTCCAACCTGAAATAATATCTGCATCATCAATCAAGTCTAAGAAAGTTTTAAGCATATCTGCTTCATCACTAAACAGATGTGTGTTAGGAAAGTCTTTTACTTGTTCTTGTGCTTGTTCCATTGTAAGTGTCTTAGGCGGAACCGCAAGTGTTACAAGACTATCCAACCATTGTAAGTGTACAGTGATTGCAGTAATTGGCATGAACGGATCGGCCGGATCAGCAAATCCTCTTTCAGGATCAAAGTCAGTTTCAATATCAAAGAATGCTATGTTAAGTTTTGGAGCATCATGATTTAGATAGTTTGTACTCAAACATTGGAATATAGGATTGATATCGCTTTCAAACAGATCCTTGTTTTTGTTTATTGCTAATTCTTTTCTAAAATCTTTTGTATTTTTACAAGTAATTTTATTTAGAGGATCTCCATAGATGCTTTTGTATTTGCCTCTTTGGTCACCATAATAAAAAGTATATCTTACTGGATATTCTGTGTAGTGTCTTTTTCCATCTTCACGACGCTCGACTACCTGTATCTGATCTGCTTCACGATTAAAAAATGCGTCTACGTAACTCATTGTTTCTCCTATATGTCATTTGTGGCTGACAAATACCAAATAAAACGTTTATGGCCGTTTGTACCTTACTTAAAATACTCTTCTGCATCGATGGCTTTGTCATCGATCCACTTATCATAATGTGGTTTGCCTAGTCTTATGCTTGTAGACTTGACACCCCATTCGCCTAATTGCCTTTTAGTAAACTCTGTCCAATCTTTACCAGACTTGGCACCTCGTGCCGTCCAATAGTGTATTTCATTGCCTTCATCATATAATTTATTAAGCCTTTCAATACGATCATACCTTGGTTCACTACTTTCATAATTGTTACCATTAGTATAACATATAGTTCCGTCGATGTCAACCATGTAAATCAATATTTGGTTCCTTTCGGTGTATCAAAAAAATGTTTATCGCCCATTGCTTCTCTTATCTTCCTAAATACCATATTATGCGGATATGTTTTATAATAATCCGTTTTGTATAATTTTTCACTTGCCTTTTTAGTTTCTGTAAGCCTTTGTATAATGAACAATCTTATTGTAGGGTCATTTAATTCGTTTTTATAATGATCATAGTTGTATTCAATAAACAACAGATCTCTTTCTGTAAAGTATGGTGTTTTACATAATCCTATCAAATCTTGTCCTTCGTTTCTATCCTGTACGCCATGTAGTACAATTAACAATCCATGAACACCATCATCATATGGAAAGTTTATCATGTGCTTCATGATATCCATATATTGGTCCGTGTGTATAATTGGAACTTTGGAACTGTATGCCCAAGGACATCTTGCAGTTGAACCATCCTCTGGTTGTGATAGTTCTTTTAAGTGTTTGTCTAACCAAGTGTCTATTCTTTTCTTTTCTGCTTCACTTACCATGCAATTATGATTCCGCCGATACCAACTAGTGCTAGGATTGAATTAGTAATTATTAAACTCCATTCTTTCCACATAATTGATACTGCTAACCATATAAGTCCACCACAAGCAAGTACTAACGGGCCTATGGGATAAAGTTCTTTCTGCGTATTAATAGCAGTACCGATTATCAACACAAATGTTGCTAACCATTTTAGATAAAATGTTATATCTTTATTTGTCTTTTCCAACTGTCACCACCAATGTTTCGAGATCATCAAAAGCATCAGCATGAGCCTGCCAGTCACCTTTATGTGCAATTTTTATTGCCTTATTAATAAGTGTAGGTTTGATTTCTAGTTCTTCTGCTACTGCCTTTACTGTATCTCTTAAGCCTGTTTGTAAATCTTCAATTTCTTGCATAACTGTTGCGCCTTCGTTTACCAAACGTTCCAGTTTCGCTTTTTCGTCCGGTCCATATGTTCTATCAGACATCGTATTCTCCTAGTTTATTGTGTAATTATATACTCGTGTACTATTAATGTCAAGTTAATTTTATTTAACTTAATAAAAAATTGGTTAATCTGTATCTGGCTGTATTATTTGGATTCTTCGTCTTTGGTTTTGTATTGCCATTCATCAGTATGGCCAACTGCCCATTTTGGTGTATTTTCAACTGTGTAATTTTGTGTGCAAACTTTGAAATCTGGAATTTTCTTTTCAGGGTGTACTAAACTTTGGTCAGTAAACACAGTCCTATTATTTGGTTGTGCGGCAAATTGACCGTTGTCTAATTTTAGTATATTGAATGTTTTGTGTTCTGGATCATGCTCGGAAAAATTTATATCAATAGTTGAATGTTGTGTATGACACGTATCGAGTGTAAACATATATTCACCCTTGTGCATTTTTTTATCTTTGCCAAAAAATTCACAGTTTGCTAACATAGGTTTTTTAATTACGGTAATATCATAATCAAAGCAATCCCAAATTTGAAGTGTATCTAAGGGCAGTTGATCATCTTTATTATAATCTTCTTTCCAAACAAATGCTGATATAGGAAGTTTGTCGTACAATGCACCATAGTCTGTAAGCAGTGTTTCAAAGTATAATGCTTTGCCCATTATACTTCTGATTGATATCCATATTCCAGGAGTAAGTTCGCCATGGCCTTTTTGATGATCGTATAGATATTCTTTTTTTACGTAAACTTCTACAGGTGGTAGGTTGTGTACTAAGAATGCCATTTGCGTCCTTGTTAATTAACTAGTACAGTATTTATTATTTTTTCTTTTTCTTGCCTGCACAATGGGCCTTTTGAGAGAACCCTTTAGGGTTGGAACAGTTAATACTTTTCTTGTATTTTGCTGACCACTTTTCAGGGATTATCTCTTTTGCCCTCATTTTGTCTTGACGTTCTTGGCTTTACCGCGTCTATTTTTGTTTGGATCTTCGCGACGCTTACGACTTGCGGCCTTTTTACGGCCTTTTTTACCTAGTGCGTATGCTTTTGCGGCTGGTAAACACTTAGGCTTACCTTCTTTAGAACTGCCTCTAGCACATTGTCCCCT